GTCAGTTTGTCCACGGCTAGCAAAACCCAATACCATCTGTTCGGCAAGCGACCGACCTGCTTCCCACATCTTATGAACGTTTCCAAGGATAGTTTCCTTAAACCATCTTGGTATATTAGACAGATAATCAACGCTGAATACTTGTATACGCTCTTTGAATGCGTTTATTGCCCCTTCAAGGGGAATGTCAAACATCGTAGCGATAAAGTGGCCGTTAAGCGCTATCCGACTCTTAAAATATGCGGGAATACCACTAAGCCATTTACCAAGCATTAGGTTTGTTTTTTGGGTAGCGCTCACATGTGCATTCCAAGCGGGTTGTAAACTAGTAACAATCGGTGACGAGTTATTTGACATAGCGAATGCTTGCTTTGATGGAACGCCTGCTAACCACCCAATGAGACCACCTTGTATAACTCTGGTATCACGCCCTTGCTGGCTATGACTCCGCCTGTTTTCTTCTTCTTTCTTTCGGTCTGCTCTACGAAATATTCCTAGAATTGAGTTACCATGCTCTCCTTGTTTTACTTCTTCTGTCTGGTTAGCATTTCTGCGGAGCATACCCATAAACTTTTGGTGATCTTTCTCTTCTTTAATCTCTTGTTTATGTTGCTGCCTACGACCTCTATCAAATACTGCCCTAGCAAACCCTTTCTTGTAGACCTCTTCCTCAAAGCTCATGCGATAAGATTTACCGGCCTGTCTACCGCCCTCTTCATTCATAAGAGCAACGTCTTTGTTTCTCTTTGCTTGGTCGGCGACCTGTTGCTTAAAACCCTTTTTGCGCTCGTCCTCGCTCATATCTTCAAATGCCTTGGCGCTTGTTTGACCACCTTCCGCCCCCTTTTTGGTTGCATCTTTGTTAAACTCGTCCATCATAGCGATAGTACCTTCGGCAACGGATGTGATAATTGACCCAATTTGGCGACCACTATCCATAACCATAGTCTTCATAGCATTGCCTATCTCACTACCGCCGTCTTTGATGTTCTTGACACCAGCGGCCATTAGCTCAGTGTTGCCCGTAAAGAAACCGCGCATGATTTGAGAGACACCGTAAATGATTTTACCCAGACCAACAAAGCACTTGATAACAGCTGTGATGATATTGATAAGGAGAACGAGAACGATAGCTAAACCACCGAACGCTCCCAAGAGGGCTATACCAACGATGATTGCTAGTTTTTTGAGCGCCGGTATAAGCATCGGTTTCAAAATAGCCCATAGTTCACCAAAGGTCTTTTTCAGCGTCTTCCACAGCTCAGCAAGCGCACCCATAACGGGCTGGAAGACTTTTGCAAACTTATCCCAGTGTTTGATAATGACATAGATAGCAGCACCTACCGCTAACAGGATTAACAGAATCAACCCAAAGGCAACACCCATACTTACACCCGCTGCGTAGGACAGTGCGGCACATTTGAGAAAGACAAATTGATAGATGCCTGCTATACCAGCCGCTATCTGTCCGTACTTGAGAATGGCAAAGTTACCGAGCCATCCTAGAATAGCCATCAAAGGGCCAACAAGTGCAATTAAAGTTAGCACTGTACCTATGGCCGCTAAGACAGGACGCGGTACTCTATCCATTGCATCGGCCCATTTATCTGTATAGTTGGCCGCTCTCTCTAACACTGGTAGAATGATATCCTCAAATGCGTAAATGAATACTTTGCCGATTGGCTCGAAGAGACCAAGAATCTTTTTGCCCAGCATCTTCATACGGTCGCTAAGTGTCATGGTTGCTTCTGATGTTTTTTCAATCGTACCCTTGGAGTTTCCTAGCTTCTTTGACCACTTATCAACCGAGAATGTACCCTCACGGATAGCGGAGGCCAAGCGCGGCCCAGCTCGACGACCAAAGATTTCAATAGCAATCCTGGTAGCTTCCATTTCATTGGGAGCCTCTTTGATCTGCTTAGTAAATGCCCTTATGCCCTCTTCACCAGTTTTGAATCCACGTTCGGCAGCAGCGGCCACAGCCATACGGAGAGCAACCACTGTGTCCTCGGCTTTCAAACCGGCAGACTCGAAAGAGGCAAACAAAGCAATCTGTTCTTTTGTACTATAACCCAGTTGTTCAAGCATAGTGCTATTGCTACTTAGTTGAGTAACCAAGGTCTCGATTGAGATGCCTGATTTTTGAGCAGCAAACGCAAGCATGTCCATCATTTCGCCTTGTTTTCTACCCTTGACTTCGTTTTGTTGGAACCACATACCAAGTTCTCTGGATACAGCTACGGGTTCGGCACCCATAATACGTGCAAAGTCAAGCACTTTCTTGGTCATGTTGTCTGCGGCTTTACCTGTTTGGTTGAATCGTTGTTCGACGTTGATTAGAACACCAGCAACGACCTCTGACTCTTCTGGTACATCACGCCACACTTTCCGAAAGCGCACCATGAGTTTATCAAGCTCTTTACCTGTATAACCAAGCTGTCGGGCGACAAGCATGTAGCCCTTACCAATTTCAGCAGCCGCTTTATAGCCAATAGCACCAGCGGCGGCAATCGGTAGGGTTACGTTCTTGGTCATAGCAACGCCCAAGGCTGTCATTTTGTTACCAACCTTGGTCATCTGTTGGAGAAACGTGTGGTCTCTCGCTATGATATCAACCCATAGGGTTCCTAGATGTGCATTAGGCACTTTCTAAGTCCGCCTCCTTTTTCTTCTTCTCTTCCTTCCATTTCGTTTGGACGGTTGATAGCTTGGTAAGCTCTGACATCATTGCCGCTTTGGACATCTGACCGCTTGCCTTGTCAGCATCCTTGCCCATAAGCTTGTCAATATCAAGCATCTTTTCGCCGCCGTAGGCTCTCGCAAGTTGAACAGCTGCCCAAGTAGCTTGAATCGCTAGCAAGGGCAGCGTGTGTTCTTGTTCAAACCTCATGGCTGCGGTAAGAGCAGTATCTATCTCTCGGTAAGTTGCCTCCCAAAAATCCTGATCTGTCTTTTGACACAAAAGTAAGTAGGTGTGTCGAACGTATTCCCAACTTATTTCTTCGTCTTGGGTAGGTGGTCTTTGGGAGCCTTCGGGTTTTTTAACTCGGCCTCATCGGGCATGGCCGCGTCCATAGCTTTCGCTATAGCCTCTTGAAAATCACCGAGATTCTCAACGGTAAATAACTCACCAACCTCTTTCTCTGACATGTCGGGATGGTTAGCCATCAACCCAGCGTATAGTACCTTACGAAGCTTACTAATCGCTCCTTTCGGATTCTCTTCAAAGTTAAAAGCTTGCTCGATGTTATCGTAAGCGTCCTCTAACTCCACAAGAGCATTGAGGTCATACCGCAAAAAGTATTCCTCTTTATCCACGATAATGGACACGCTCTTTTTCCGCAATTTTGCTAGCTTGTCTGCCATGATAGTTCTCCTTTCGTACTCAGTCTGCCACTATTTGATTAGGAAAGCTCAGTGTCGAATGTCAATTCGCCACTAATCTTTAAGGTAAAAGAAACCTCTGCCTTATCGTCGAAGGGGAGAGAGACCTTAAAAGCGGTCAAAATACCACTACCAGAAAAACCGTAGCCGTTCGGTGTTTGAACCGCAAAAGTAGAGAGTACTGTGTCGCTGGAAATAGCGTCGATAACTTCCAGCATACCCGCGTCACTGGGTACATAGTTGCCCTCACAATCAATCTCACCAGCTTCAATCAAGCCGGGCAGAAACTCTTTCCAATAACTAGAGTCGTGGCTGGTTACGTCGATGTCGTCCCGCTTACAAGCCGGGCCGTCGATCTTCGTAAGCTCAGCAACCGGAGTCCCGTTAATCGAAAAAGTTGTTCCTATTGCTACAAATGCCATTGCTAACATTCCTTTCTTTACAAAGTTAATCGTTCACAGGTAATTATACTATAAACAAGCGGTAGAGTCCACTACTTACTCTTGCACCATTATCTTGTAATCGGCACTTAGCCCCAGTAGCTCTTCCCCTTCCTCTAATTGAAGTCTTTGGATGCCTCGTATCCGCTTGACAAACAGGTTAGTGTACCCTGTAACTGAAAACGTTTGCCGGTGGAGTAAGTCATCAAGGATGCTATAGATATCATAAGCGGTTGACATTTTGAACGTGTGAACATTTATTTGATAGGTGGCGTTGTCTTGCCGGGTATCATAGGTATCGTCCGCTGAAATGTCAAGTGAGAAATAGCATATGTAGGGAGACACAGCGCCAGGTGGTGCCGTGTAACTAAAGATAGCTGGCTTGCTTTCAAAGGTTTCCAGCAAAGCAGCAAGCGGAGCATTAGCCGCTAGATAAGCCTCTAGTCCCCATTCGATCTGTTTGAAGTCTGCCATTATTTTTTACCTCCAGCCATTAGTCTCCAAAGAGTCGGTTGTATCCTTGCGATAGTCACCCGCATAAACGGACGCGGGGCCATCTTGCTTGTACCAAATTCAAGCAGTGGTGCGTGGTCTTTATCAGAACCAACAATTGCTGTCCATAGCATTCCAAGCTTTATAACGGTATGTGTTATACTTGCCCGTAGATCGCCTGACCACACTGTCGGAGCTTGGCCAGGAGCAGAGGCACGGTGACTCCCATACAGATGCCCACCACCAGGCATACTTAGCGCCACCTTCACGGCAGTTTCAGCGTATGCCCCAGCTTGCTCCAAACGGTCGTGTATCTGTTTATCTACTTTCATTCTGAAAAGAGCCATACTAGCGTGGTCATAGTCAAAGCGGGACATTAGAGTATCACCACTTCCTTAAACTCTTCGATGATATCGACTTCATAAATTGTGCGGTTCCCCAAACCCACACGCGGCGTTGGGGCATAGAGCAGGTGGTAATATGTTCCATTGATTTTAACAAGGTCTCGGGGCGATAGAGCAACGGGGGTATTCTCAAATAATATTGTAGCTCTTCGTATTGCTTGCTTACGATCAGCGCTTAGCTGTTCATTACCAGCAAACTTAATGTGACAGTACAAAGTACCGGCACTTGTGTAGCCTGACGAAACCTCGCCATGTTCAAAGGTGTCGGTAGCTTGATAGATAGGTATGGCACTGTTAAATAACATCTATCTCACCCTTAGAAGTCTGATAGTACATCAAGCAAGCCCTGGAGGATAGTGCGAACGTTCTTGGGTAAATCTGCCGTCATGTCGAACACCCAAGAAACTTCATCAATGGTCTCCTTAGATACGGACGCTGATCTGTTAAAGAAGATATCGGCAATCCATACCAATTCGGCAAGCTTTATCCGCTCGACCACATCATCGTAATCGTCGCGGAGAGAGAAACCACTTTTGTAAGTAACAAAATAACGCTTGGCACCTGTGGGCCATAGCGTTGCTTCGTTCTTGTAGAAAATTTGGCCGGTTGTTGGAACCAAGCGATACATGTCCTCGTCAACATCCACATTGTAGATGTCATCGTGAACAACTATTTCATCGCCGTCCTCTTCACTGACCGGCACCCGGGGTAGCCGTAGATGTTCACCGCCACCATCAAGATAAACGCTATCTTCTACAGCAACAATATAGTTGCTAAGATTCGCCTTAATGGTTGCATCTATACCGCCCAAGAGAGCAGTAATAAGGGTATCCTCACTTGTACCCGTAACGCGGAGCCATGCCTTTGTGTCTGCTAGCGTATTCACTTACTCCGCGTCCTCTTCTTTTTTGTCTTTATCTTTCTCCAAGACAATACTCAAGCTGTCTAGCGGTTTCACGGGCTTGTCATCAATCGAAAACGTAACACCTTCGCCCAAGTCGAAAGTCTTTTTGACTTCGCCCGGTTTCTCTTCATCCAGTAGTGGCTTGGTCTCTACTTTCTCGACCTTTTTCTTAGGTGTGGCTTTCTTTTTGTCTTTGCCCTTGGTTGCTTTCTTAGCGGGAGCCTTTTTCGCTTTCTTAGCACGTTTGTTCTTAATAGCTTCCTTAACAACCACTTCCTTCTTGACTAAGCCAAGTCGGATAGCCTCTGTTATTGGAATACGTCTGCCTCTGCCATAGAGCAAGCGTCCGTTCTCTATTACAGGTTTGGTCAGTCGATGCCAAAGATGATCTGATTTCATGTCGTCCTCCTCTTCCTGTTGCTCTATTTTTTCTGCAACCTTTATCGGTTTTATTTTCTTAACCTTCAAAGCAGTGGCAACCACTCTCTCCATTATGGGGAGGTCGTTTTCCATCACTTGTTCGTATCGTATTTCTGGCGGGAATCTTGGCAGTTCGATATTCTCCAAGGTAGACCGCTCGGTGTTTGGGATAGTAATACCCCACCCACCATTCGTGTATATTTTAGCACAGTTACCAGCATAAAGTCCAATTGTGGGGATACCAGCTGCTAGGTAGTCCCATGTCTTATTTGGACGACAGTACTTGGTATAGTTAAACTGCCGGTCGTTTACATTTTCTTTAGCGTAGGCTTGTAAACCAGCGGTGTATTGACTCATTTCTTGGAGTAGTTGTTCGTAAGGCACCCAACCATGTGCCATTATCCCCTCACACTTAGCAAGTTCTCTCACAGTTGCATACTGGTTCTTGCTTCCATAGATATGCACTGTCCAACCCGCTTTCACAAAGTCTTGGAAAATGCTTCGATAATTGCGGTAGCCATAGTTGCCACCCCCAGTTCTGACAAGCCCACCGGCATAAACAAGATTTTTGTCGCCGGGTAACTTTTCTTTTGGATGCCAAGCAAGCATCTGGCGGAGTGGTCGAAGATGAATAATCCCCACGTTTGGCATTTTGTAGTGCATATCATCCCGAAGATAGGCCAGGTGATCTTCGCTTGTAAAGATAACGCCAGCCGCCCCTTCAACCATCTCTTTTTCAATTTGGAGTTGCCGAACGCTTAACTTAGTACGGAGACTGTGGACATCCTGCTCAAGTAAAACATAGGGAATGTTATACATAAGAGGCAGTTGATAGTATCTCAACCAATCGCCTCTACAGAAAATAAGTGCCGGTTCAAGCTTTATAACATCCGCTTTCCAATCCTGTATTACAGCGACAACCCGGCTGGACGTTAATTGAAGTCCACCGTAGCGGTTCTGCAAAAGAGTAAAGTATTTGTGGGCAGAACCAACCTGCCACTTGTGCTGTTGGAGATAACAAAATAGGGGGCCGTGCATTAGCATTTCCTCCTGCTATAAAAATATTGGTAGGTATCATCTGTAAAACTTTTGTAAACTATCCAGCCGGTCGATTCAATCAGGGTGCGGAGTTCTAGGAAATCAAAATCTTGTTTGTGGCCCGAAAATATTTCTGGGGGCATACTGCCCTTTATTGGACAAGATATATAGAGATTGCCGTCTTTGCGACATATTCGGGCCATTTCTTTGAGCGCCTTGTAGGGGTTTATCAAGTGTTCAAGCACTTCCAAACAAACGATGGTATCGAAACACCGTCCCATGAAAGGTGTATCGTTTACATCTCCCTCAATTACTAGAACATCAGATATCCCATTGGTTTTTAACATATCGGCAAGTAACTTAATACAACTGTGGCTCTTTTCCAACAAAACGATATCATCAACACCACGTTCCTTTTGTAACAAGACAGTGAAGAAACCCGACCCCGGGCCTACTTCTAAGGTCTCGCCATATTCACAAGCAAGAAAATGGTCATACCGTGCCATACTTCGTTCAGTATTAAGTAAGCGCCATTTATCGTCCAGTATTCTTTTACAGCGTTTAACCCGCAGCATTTAGCACCGCCGCTATCTTCTCACCAGCATGGCCATCCCCATATGGGTTCTTGGCCGTGGCAGCGTTGATATAGAACATAGGGCCAGTTAGGAGCTTTCTGGCTACCTCAACTAACTCTTTGGCATCTGGCGCAAGAAAGGCACCATTACCAAGCCCCTCTGGGCGTTCGGTACGTTTGCGGAGTATGATTACCGGCTTATTAAGCGCTGGCGCTTCCTCTTGTAGACCCCCGCTGTCCGTCATTACCATATAACACCTAGCAAGTTCCTTTAGGAAATCTAGGTAACCCATAGGTTCGAGGAGATCAATGTTTGGTGCTTTGTCAGTCAGAAAAAGCTTGAGCTGTTGGCCGGTAGCGTTTGGGTGACATAGTACCCTGAATCGGTTATCGGGAAACTCATTAGCAAGCTTGACAATTGCAGCGGTATACATGCCCACCAGGGCACCCCGCCTATGGAGAGTAACCAAGATGTTTGGTGTGATCGTGTGTTTCGGGGCAAGTTCCTGTACTGCATCAACAACCGTGTTGCCGGTTATACGTATGTGGTTGGCATCTCCATAAGGCATCGTTCTCTCTAAGTTTGCCGCCGCGTGTTTCGTCGGAGCAAAGTGCAAGTCGGCAACCGATGATATGAATTGTCGGTAGACTTCTTCGGGCCATGGTTCATATCTGTCGAACGTTCTAAGCCCCGCCTCTATATGTGCTATGGGTACCCCCTGGTGGAACGCTACAAGTGCCGTAGCGAACGCCGTGGCCGTGTCTCCTTGGACAATTACCCTCTCTGGCTTAATATAATTGAGTAGCCAGGACAAATGGAAGCTGATAGCGTTCACAGTAGTAAGCAAGGGCTGTTCTGGGTTCATCAAGTCAAGTTCCATATCAGGGGTAAGCAAGGATTTGTCTAGCAGTTCTTTATGCTGCCCCGTACATATAACGTACTTATCCTTGGTTGCTCGAATCACCGGGAACATTTTGATTAGCTCTGGCCGTGTGCCATAAACGAATAGGTTTTTATTCATCTCTTTTTGGGGTACTTGGCTAGCAAGTCATCGTTTACAGTCTTAACACCTGATAAGATTTCTCTGCCGATGTCGGACTGTAATAGAATATCTAAGTCCTTTGGCAAGCACTTACCGCCGCCTCCCCGTCCTCCTTTATTAAATATCTCCATGTATGCGCCGCTGTTGAATTTGTTTTTGAGTTGTGGGGCAATCACGCGGTCATAGCTTATGCCCTTTTTGACACAGAAATCGTAAAGTTGATTAAAGAACGCTAGCTTGATAAGCGGATAAGTGTTTGATACTAGCTTAATCAGCTCAGCCTCTTTTGGTTCTACATAGTAACGAACACCAGACAACCCAATGAAAATCTCATTGGCTGCTTCGGAGTACTCTTGTTCGACCGCACCATAGACAATGTGATCGGGGTGGAGCATGTCATCAAGCGCTGTGTCCTCTCGTAAGAACTCTGGCATAAATACTATTTTAACGCCTGGTAGGATACTCTGTATAAGCTCGGTCTCTCCCACATTCAGCGTAGTTTTGATGATAACTAACTTACCAACCATTTTCTCAAGCAAGGTGCCATCGGTGATTCTGCCATCTTTCTCATTCACACAGTAAAACAAAACGTCTGCCTTATTCATTCGATCAGAGTTTGGAGACACAACAAGCCCTTTGTAGGGGTCATGTATAGCAAAATGTATATGACCAAGTGTTTTGAGTCCTTTGTGAAGTGTTGAACCGACCATTCCGTAACCCTGTATGATTATGTTCATTATCTTTCCTTTTGGTTGGTTACATTACTATTTAGTATACTCTACGATTTCTCGTTCGGCAAGCGATTTAACGAACGGGTCTATTCGTGTCCTGATTCCCTTATTATCAATCACTGTATTAGAGGGCTTGGCTAAGAGCCAATTTGTAGTATGTATTAGCTGTACCCATCTTCGTCTTGGAAGAATAGTAAGATTGAATTTTTTCCACATTGTTGAGTGACACCCACAGTAAACAGTTACCAGTTTCTTTGGTGAGCAAGTAAGCGTAAGGAATGGGGAAGTAAGCTCTTTGTGGTGTAACTTGTCCCTGTAAAACCGTTTATTTCGTTGGTTGTACCGATAGCCCCGTGTCTCAAAAAGGTGAAGGGGTGGCTTGTATACTGCGGCCATCTGAACATCTTGAACGTACCGGGGCATCAGCATATCGTCATTATCTAAACGGGTTGTCAAAACCAGGTCGGCATCTTGGGAAACGGATTCAATATACTCCATGTACTTGGCCGTTATGGTTTTTGGTAGGGGTTTCGGACATCCCTCGAAGAAACACCGTGCCCCTGGTATCTCAAAGTCTGGTTGGCCAATAATCAACCACTCAAATTTCTGGCATGTCTGGGCATAGATAGAGGGCATAGTGTAGCGCCTAAATAGCTCAAT